CATTTCCGTTTATTTCAACATTAGCAGTAGCCGGAAGTGCCGCCATAGCCAAAAGAAAAGCATAATATTTCATTTTCAATCTCCATACTGGCTTTGAACCATTTGTTCATGCAGCAATTGTTGAGCCAAGTTATTTCTTAGTGCCTTATTATTATCAGAAAGACCATCATCCGTCAAAATATTGACATCTGCATATAGACCACCGCCTATTTGGGCATTGTAATACATATTTATGTCAGTTTGTAGATTGATTTGACTTATCATTTCAGCCTGACCTTGAGATTTAAAAATCGTTAGCGCATTGTCAGCAGCCATAAGGCCCATTTCCAAACGGCTTTCTTCCTCTTCCTCTGGTTCATCCAGTATTAAATTACCATCTTCGTCATATTTAAAATCTGGGTCTTGGTCCAAGGCCGCAATAACAACATCATCTTCAAGTGGGTTATAAAGTTCGACTTCAATGTCTGGCGGCTTAGGCTTTACATATCCTGAACATGAAGGATCAGTTTGAGGATCAGCGCATAAATCAACTCTGTAGCTATAGGCTACTACTGGACTTTCAACGGTTCCTTCACCTTCAATTTCAATTGAGCCATCGCCCCATGATGCAGATGGAATATTATTAAACAGGAATTTTTTTGTGATTGTATTGCCCGGAAGGCCAGACCAATCGTCAGTCTCCCTAAAAGTATAACCAGTTCCATCTGCATTTGAATTGCCGATAGTAACCTTCATGTCATCTTCAGTATTTTTATTTGTGGTGTATCTATAAATGATACCATTTACGTCTAAGCCCGGCACAGAGGGCAATACAGAGCCCATAGACCAATTCATGCCAGTTGATGCCGCATTGGGGCTTATGCCGTATATAAAAGGCTCACAGTAAGAGTAAGAGGGCGAGAGCGCCAAGAACAGCGCCAACACCGATTGTCTTTTCATCTTGAGCATCAATCAAACCCTCTATTGCGCCCCGCTGCATTTCAGGCGCGGGGTCTTCGTTAGCCTCCATTTCCCACGCTAATTTTGCCGCTTCACCGATCAAACCATCTTTGGGGCAAGGAGTGCCAGCGTTCATCATTGCATCGAATACACGCTCGTCTTGGCACATGACCGATACAGCAGCTACCTTCATTCCCATATCATACATAGTTTTTGCGTTTTTGAGCTTTTCGCAATTCATATCCCTGACTGTGCGACCCGCAGATATGCCAAGAATTTGAGTTTGAACCGCGCCAGCAACTCCAACAGTGCAGAGATCGCTATTGCTTGCACTTATTTGCGGAGAGATCGCGCTGGGTGGGGGCGACTTAACCGTTGTATCCATTGAGCCATTGCTTGTAACAGTGCTTTCGCTTTTAATTACATCGCTATCTTGAGCCATTGACGCAGTAGAAAACATTACTGCGAATATAGCTATTAAAACTCTCATTTCATTTGCTCAATTGATTTGTCTATTCTAGAGACCATATTTTTAATTGAAATAATCATTTCTTCCATTCTCGCCATAGCGATCTGTTGATTTTGAACTGATTGCTCCAGACGGTCTACTCTGAACTCTAATTTGCTTATTGAAGCCATGTTTGTCTCAGAATTATTCTCAATATTATTAAAATATGTAATAACAACGCCAGCCTGAACGAGCAAAGCCAGAATTATTCCAACAAATTGTGGTGACGCTTTTCCGGCTTCTTTTGACATAGAAATCATCCTACATTACTTCAGTGCAACTAAATGTAAGGCCATATTTGCTTACATGATCGGCATCCCAAGTCAGATTGTTATCATCCATTCTGAAAACACCTTGAGCGGAAGTATAGTCAATATTTGATCCAGAAGAAAGATCGGCTTTGATATACGGCTCAATATCTAGTGTCGCACCATTCCCGGTAACAGTAGCATCATTAACAACCATATGGAGCTTTGCGTCAGCCCCGGTTCCAAGCTGGATGTAATCCCCAGCCTTAAAAGCGATAGTGCCATCTGAAGCGGTAATAGAAATATCTACAGTATCGTCACCGACCGACAGAGCGGTAGCTGTAGTGACGGAACCAGTTGCCGCCCCTTGGATTACCTTTGCATCAGGATCACCTATTAAAAACGTCCCTTTGCGCCCGTGCAGCTTCATGAAGAAGGACTGCCACTGAACAACATCTGATCGCAACATTGGAGGAAGAGTGAATGTTCCCTGCCAAAGAGCTTTACTGTATTCGAAGGTGTCTTGTTCGCCTGTAAATGGGCTCTCAGTAACCGCAACTTGGCGCATCAGCTTCCAAGAGGATTGAGTAAATCCAACATTAGTGGGTATTGAGAGGGGATATGTGTAAGTTGCCATTATCCAAACGCCTTCGAGAATTTGCCGCCACGATTTTGACCATCAATAACAGCATTGAGTGTATCTTGTTTGATAACTGGTAACAGGTTCAGCATTTCAGCGCGAACAGTTTGTGAAACTCCTGCGCTGACATTTATTACCTGATTAACAACAGTGCCGCCGCCGCCCATGCCTTTAGTGTTACTGTTGTTCATAACAGTCCCGGCGGATGAAGGAACGAAAAGCTCTGGGCCGCGCTCACCAACTAGATATGGCTGTCCATTATTGACCGATCCACCGGAGGCTCTTCCAAACAATCTACCTTGAGGGAGTGGATTAAATCCGGGGACACCGCCAAATATTGCGTTCATCATTTGATTAATTACGAATAACTCAATAGCCTTTGCCAGCATCATTTTGACAAAGCCGCTAAATATGTTCTTCAAACCATCAAGGTTCATTTTGCCAGACATAAGCATATCTGCAAAGCTATCAGACAAACTTGCAGACATATTTGAAATAGCAGAATTCAAACTTGAAATAATTGGATTTTGCTCCAAAATCTTTTGACCCAAGGAGGCCAATGCTTCCTCTGCTCTCTCCCTAGCTGGACCAGAGAATTTATCCAAATTGGCGGCCAACAGATCATATTCTGCCTGTAATTTGTGAACTGGCTCAATATTTGCGTCCACTATTCCTTGAAGAGAATTCATGGCTTTTTCGGCATCTTTCTTTCCGCCACTAAGACCACCAGCTATATCTATTTGTAGGGGCTGACTTAAAAGATCGTTAAGTCCTTCCATACCCTCGCCCATACCGTCAAAAAACTCAGAGGCGCTGTCACTTATGCCGCCAAATACTCTTGGGAATTTTTCCTCTAATTTTTTTAAAGTTTCCTCAAAACCACCTAGCTTCTCCACCGCAAAAGCCGCGCCAAGAGCCAAAAGAATTAAGGGGTTTTTTCGAATTATGGCACCTAAAGACTTAAAGACGTTTCTGTTTATCAATGCTACTCTGGCCAAACTTTGCATTTGACGTACAGTATTGAAAATAGTCTTGCTTAATCTCAATGCGATATAAGCAGCTGTAGCAACAGCCAATTGATCCATATAAGCTGTTACAATTCTAATTGTATAGCTGAGGAAATTGAAGCCAGCGGCTAAAACCCTACCGATCAAGACCGCAAGTGGTCTAAGCTGGTCAAGCAATGGCTTCAAAGTATTAACTAAATCTCTAAAACTGTCATTAAGGCCGCTTTCCGCCACTGTTCTTTGAAAGTTGAACCAGCTATCACCAAGCATGGAGAGAGCACCATTGGTTGTATTAGCTAGATCGTTAGTAATACCATCATATTTTCCACCCGCGCCAAAAGCCTCATTGAGCTTCTCTAAGGTTTGCTCAACGCTATATGATGTTCCAGCCTCAAAGCCAGCCATAGCACTTACGCCACGCTCCCTAAACTGATCGGCAGAATTAATGCCAGCGGTCAATGCCCTTTGAATGTTTCCAGCGGCCTCATCGAAAGAAAGACCGGATGCAGCGGCGATATTACCAGTGAGAAGCATTGCTTGGCCAAGCTGGTCAGCATTTGTTGCCACTGTAGCAAGAGGCGCGGCACCCCTTTGAATTTCCTGCAATGAAAATGGAACCTGAGAGGCATATGCAGACATTACCTGAAATGCCTTTGATCCCTCTTCTACCGATCCAAATAAAGTATTGAACCTTACGCCAAGGTTTTCAACCTCTGCACCAGTTTGGATGAAGCCCTTGACCAGACCACCAAGAGCCGCCGCACCCCCAAGCGCCGCAAGGGCTCCGCCGACC